ACTGGTATCACTGCTACATATGATGATGCAGGTAATATCCTGACTCTGAGTGCAACTCAGGGTGACATCAACACCGACAACATCACAGAAGGATCTACTGCCCTATTCACCACTGCTGCACGCACAAGGTCACACTTCACGTATGGCACTGGCATTGAACATGATGGATCTGGTGCTCTTTCTGTTACTCAATCTGATATCAATACTGATAATGTCACAGAAGGATCCACAAACATCTTCTTTACCAACGCTCGCGCTAGGGGTGCATTTAGTGCTGGTGGCGATCTCGCTTATAACGCTAGCACTGGTGCATTTAGTGTAACCACCTTTAAGACTACTGATGCTCGTGGCGCTGTAAGTGCTACTGGCGATCTGTCTTACAATTCTGGCACTGGCGTCTTCTCTTATACCACACCCGACTCGGATGGTATTGCTGAGGGAAGCACCAACCTTTATCACACTGCTGGTCGTGTTGATACTCGTATCGCACTTCAAGTTGGTGCAAACCTTGACCTGACTAATCAGGACACTGCTGATCTGGCAGAGGGCACTAACCTCTACTATACAGATGCTCGTGCTGATGCTCGTGTCGCACTTCAAGTTGGGGCAAACCTTGACCTGAACAGTGTAGACACTAGTGCCCTAGCAGAAGGATCTAATCTTTATTACACAGACGCTCGTGCCGATGCTCGTGCATCAGCAGCCATCACCGCTTTGGGTCTTGGCACTGCTGCTACCACTGCGGCAACTGCATATGCAACTGCTGCACAGGGCACACTTGCTGCTTCTGCTACACAACCAGGTGATCTGGGTGCTGTCGCTACCAGTAATGACTATGATGATCTTACTAATCTGCCCACACTCTTCTCGGGTGCCTATGCAGATCTGACTGGCAAACCTACATTATTCTCTGGTGCATACGCTGACCTGACTGGCAAACCTACATTATTCTCTGGTGCTTATGGAGACCTAACTGGTCTGCCCACACTGGGCACTGCTGCTGCAACAGCATCTACTGATTATGCAACTGCTGCACAAGGTGCAACTGCTGACTCTGCACTACAAGCAGAGACGATTGATCTTACAACCCTCAAATCCGTCGCTGCGGGTGCTGCTGATTTTGCAGCATTCCAGGCTGCAATCGCTGCTCTCTAATAACCAATGGCAATTCCAACTTCTAAGGCAGAATTAAAAGAATACTGCCTCCGTAGACTGGGTAAACCAGTCTTGGAGGTGAACGTATCTGATGATCAGTGTGATGATGCCATCGATTATGCTATTCAAAAGTTCCAAACATATCACTATGAAGGTGCTGAGAGAGTTTATCTAAAACATCTCTTTACTTCTGCTGAAATTGCAGCGGGTCGTACTAATACAGATACTACTGGTGCTGATGGTACTACTGTCTGGTCTGAGCAAAATACATATCTAACAGTCCCAGATCATATTCTGGCAATTGAAGGTATGTTTGCTTTTACTGACAAAGGCACTCGCAGTATGTTTGATATTCGTTATCAGATGAGACTGAATGATCTGTATGACTTTACGTCTACACAGTTCTATCACTACTATATGATTCAGCAACATCTGTCTAGTATTGACTTCATGCTGGAAGGTCTGAAACCTATCAGATATAATAATGTTCAAGACAGAGTATACATTGATTTTGACTGGACTGAGGATGCACTTTCAGATCAGTATGTGATCCTTAAATGTTGGCGTGCTTTGGATCCAAACAGTTGGACAGAAATCTACAACCAAATGTGGATGAAAGATTATGTTACTGCTAAAATTAAAAAGCAGTGGGGTCAGAATCTTACTAAGTTCACGAATGTCCAAATGCCAGGTGGTGTCACTCTGAACGGTGAGATGATTTATAACGATGCTGTTGAGGAATTAAAGATCCTTGACGAACAACTTCGTACTACCTGGGAAACACCTCCCCTAGACATGATAGGATGATATGGCACTTAACAGTTTCTTCACCCAAGGTACAACAGGAGAGCAGGGTCTCGTACAAGATCTCGTCGATGAGCAGATTAAAATGTTCGGCAAGAACGTGTACTATATCCCAAGAACGCTCGTCAAAGAAGATAGTGTCTTCGGAGAAGATACACTATCCAAATATACAGGCGCATTTGAAGTCGAAGTATATTTGGAAGATGCTGGTGGTTTTCGTGGTGATGGCGATATCTTCGCTAAGTTTGGTGTCAGAATTCAAGACCAGGTTACCTTCATCATATCTAAACGAAGGTTTACAGCAGCAGTAGATGATAACGCTACTCTGATTGTGGAGGGTCGTCCTAATGAAGGAGATCTAATTCACTTCCCTATGGTGGGTAAAACATTTCAGATCCAGTATGTAGAGCATGAACAACCTTTCTTCCAGTTAGGTAAGATATACACATGGGGTTTACGTTGTGAACTCTTTGAATACAGTGATGAGGATATTGATACTGGCGTTGCAGAGATTGATGCTATTGAAGTCAATCATGCTAATGCTGTTGGTATGGTAATGGCCGAAGGTGGCACAGGTGATTATACAGTTGGTGAGACTGTGACTGGTGCTGTTACTAATACAACCGCCGAAGTGAAGTCTTGGGATAATGCTACTAGAACTCTTATTGTTATCAATAGGAGTGGTAGATTCTCATCTGGTGAAACTATGACAGGAGACACTAGTTCTGCCGTCTGGTCTACCTATACCTATAACACTATAAATAATGTGAACTCGGAATATGATCAAAATGTGGCAATTGAAACTGACGCAGATGCAATCATAGATTTCACACAAACTAATCCATTCGGTGAGTTTGGTAATAAAGGGAGCACAATCTAATGCTAGGAACTTATTCATATCACGGTGTAATTAAAAAAACCGTGGTTGCCTTTGGCACACTATTTAATAACATTGAGATCAGAAGATCCCAAGGATCCAAAACTGAGGTCATGAAAGTGCCTTTGGCATATGGACCTAAGGATAAGTTCTTAGCGCGTCTGCGTCAACTTGGTGATCTTACTACCAAGGATCAGGTGCAGATTACTCTGCCTAGGATTGCATTTGAGATTCAAGCAATCACATATGATCCAACAAGAAAGTTATCACCCACACAGTATATTAGAAATACTACTGCCGCTGGTGCTAACAACAAGGGGTTCATGCCAATCCCATATAATATTAATTTTGAATTAGCAATCCTTAGTAAGAATCAGGATGATGCTCTTCAAATCATTGAGCAAATTCTACCATTCTTTCAACCAAGTTTCAACATCACAATGAACTTGGTACCAGAACTTGGTGAGAAGAGAGACTACCCAATTACACTGGCAAGTATTGATTATGATGATCAGTATGAAGGAGATTATGATACTCGCAGAACTCTAATTTATACCTTACAGTTTGTTGCTAAGACATTCTTGTATGGTCCTGTACAGGATAACAGTGGTGAGATTATCACCAAGGCAATTGTGGATTACGCTACTGATTCTGTCAGAACAGCACCAAGAGAGGTGCGTTACACTGCTACTCCTGCATCTACAATTGATAGAAACTCTGACGCAACAACTACGTTGTCGTCAGCGTGTGATGATAATGATGGAATCATTAAAGTTACAGATGCATCTGGTCTTGTTATTCATACGAATATCCAGATCGATGATGAAGTTATGCGTATCGCTAAGATCGACGGAACACAGGTATTCGTTACCCGTGCTTGGTTGAACTCAACGAATGCAGCACACACTAACGGATCAGCGATTCATAGGATTACTGAGGCAGATCATGCCTTAGTTGATTCTGATGACAACTTCGGATTTAATGAACTATTCAGTGAATTTACAGATGGACTCTCACGAAACCCAACCACAGGCGCAGACGAGTAAGTATGATGGCATTGAGGATGCTCTCGATGTCAAAACTGAAATCGTCAAAGATGCAACACCAACACCTGTTACTGAGGTAGAAGTAACTACTTCCACCAAAGAACAATTAAAGAAAGACTATGAGTATACTCGTGGGAATCTTTACTCTCTGATCGAGAAAGGTCAAGAGGCAGTTGATGGCATCCTTGAATTAGCACAAGAGTCAGATCAACCAAGAGCATTTGAAGTTGCTGGACAGTTGATTAAACATGTGGGTGATGTTGCTGACAAACTAATTGATCTACAAAAGAAGGTCAATGACATTGAAGCACCAACTAAAACCAAAGAAGTTACCACAACAAACAATACTATGTTTGTAGGTAGCACAGCAGATCTTGCCAAGTTTCTAAAAGCGCAGCAAGATAAATAATAAAAACAACCAAGTAGTATAACCATGGATAGAGTTCGTGTACTGGCTACTGAGGTAACCCTCAGTGCAGCAACCAATCTGGGTAAGGCGACCGCTGTTCGTGTTGTCAATGACACTGCCGCCACCATCGTCTTAGTTATTGACGATGGTCCTGTTGTAACTGAGCGTGGAGACGGCACTAAGTATGTCGCTCTTGGATCACGTAATGCCAGTGTTGAGGCGGGTGGTGTTGTCTACTTGGAAAAAGATCCACTCGAAACCATCGATGGCGCTGGTCTGAAATGTACAAAAGTAGCACGTCAGTAACATGAATTTTTTCAAAGAAGAAGAATCAGATCGTCTT